ATGGACTTTGTAACAAGGTGCAAAGTCCTACGTTGAAAAGACAATATGTAGTGACCCAACATTTACACTAAGGAACTGTTTGTTAATAAATTATTCTTTACAATTTAGTATAATTACAATTGCCTAATGTATAAAACTATTGTTTGGTTTTATACATTAGGAATATATGTAAATGGAATATAAGGATGAGATCCAGAAGGGGTCTCATCCTTTTTTCGTGTCAAAATATGACGCATTAATAGGACAAGTTGCAAAGAAATATGGAAATGATTTAACTATGTTATGTCATGCTAGGGCGCCGCCCTTTTCGATTTTGAAAAATTCAAAATCGGAAAGGAGCAAGCCAAAGATGGCAGAAAGAGAAAAATATTATATTGCGTTAAATGGACAGACTTTTGAGGTCAGTAGAGAATTGTACGAGGCATATTATAAAGGTCAGCGTAAGGAAAAATATTTTATCCATGATCTGAAAGAGGGACATACAAAGGTGGATAAGAAAACAGGAGAGATCATTGTCATTCCCAGCAGAGAGGATTCTTATGAGCGACTTTTGGAGGTAGAAAAACAGTTTGCGGAGGAAACAGAAGATGTTGAGGATGCTGCAGTCAGAGCAGTTATGTTCGAGAAGTTAAATGAAGCTTTACATACTCTTACAGAAAATGAAAAATTAATCATACAGGCACTGTTTTACCAGGAAATGAGCGAAGTGGAGTTGGCAAGAAAACTTGGAGTACCACGAACCACCTTGCGTTCCAGAAAAAATAAGATTTTAGAGAAATTGAAAAAAATGTTATAAATCTGAATTTTTTTTCGTCATCCCCCTTTACCTAACGGCTAATTAGGTGAAGGGGTTTTCTTTGTTCTAAAAACAATCCCTTTATTTGCACATTGACAATTTCATATCAGTGCATCAGGTACACATCCGACCGGCCGGAGAGCCGGAAAGCACCAGTCAGGATACGCCATGCGGGAAAAGTGTGAGAAGAGTTTCACACGGAAGAATGTTAAAAAGCAACATTCTTCGCCAAGACCCAAGCGAGAAATATCTGTGGCTGTACTGCCTGTGGTAGGGCAGGATGCGATGATACCGGTCGGAGATAATGATACTTCCACGACAGTGGCCCGCAGGAATGACGGGAAAATCACACCCACGTTTGAGAGAGAATGTGGGCGGCTTTTATGATGCCTGCTTACCGGCAGGATGCCTGACGCACTTTTTAGGTGAAGAGTTAGAAGTTTTTTGTAAAACAGCTACGTCTGTGAGCAAAAATTGCTGAAAGCAATTAGAACTTCTTCTCACAATATAGAGCAGCAGAAATCATGGGCTGGATGGAAGATCATCTTGTTAGCAGCAAGCCAAAACATTGCCTTCCAGCCTATTCCTGTGCTGCTTTATGCACAAAGATTTTTAGGAGGCGTAAAAGATGGAGAAGAGTGCAGAAGAATTATTGATATTTTTATTTGATGAGATATTACCGAAACATGGAATGAATTTACGGATGAAACAGAAAGAACTTTCGTTAGAGATGCTTCGGGCATTGCAGGAGAACAAGCTGGCTTTATGCGAGGCAGAAGTGGGGACAGGCAAGACACATGCCTATATCCTTGCGCTGACAGTTTATAATTTATATTCCAATAAGAAGGCCCCGGCGGTTATTTCCACATCCACCATAGCTTTGCAGAAAGCATTGACGGAGGAATATATCCCGCAGATATCCAGTATTCTTTTGGAACACCATGTAATAGACAGACCGTTATCCTTTGTAGTGCGGAAAGGGAAAAAGCATTATGTCTGTGACACCAGGTTGAGTATATATGAGACATCCATTAGAAATTTGAAGAGAGAGACGGATGCTGAATTACTTATAGAATTAGGGAGGCTGCAAGTGCAGGGTGATGACAGGATTGATCTGGATGCTTCCGTATTGACACCTTATGTAAAAGGCAGAATTAATGTATTCCGTTGTAATGAATCGTGTCCTTACTCGATGTTATGCAGATTTATGAATTTTAGAAAACGGTGCATGACAGAAAATTATGATTTTCAGATTACCAACCATAATTATGTGCTTGCCGATTTGATCGGACAGAAGCAGGGCAGAAAATCTCTCTTTCCGGGATATGGGGCAATGGTGTTTGATGAGTGCCACAAGCTTATAGATGCCGCCAGACAGATGTACAGCACAGTCTGGGATGAGCAGGATGCGGAACTCATCGTAACTTTGAGTGAAGTGAACAGAAGAACCACAGCCATGGATGAACTTACTGTGTTACGGAGTCAGCTTGCAGAATATAACAGACAGATATTTGACAGACTGGCGGGAAATTTAGCAGGAAACCACACCAGAGAGGGAAGCCGGATTGAAATAGTGATAGGTTTCATGGAAAAAATCTATATCAAGCACATGGTAAAGGTTTTAGAGCAGCTTCCCTTATCCTATCAGGAAAACAGCGGACAGAAAATGCGGTTGCAAGGACTGAAAAAGCGTTGTCAGGGGCTGATGGACAAGCTGACCATATTTCTAAACAGCGGAAATTCAATTTGCTGGATGGAAAAGAGGGAGAACGGCAGGCTTGCCCTGTGTGCGGTTCCTATGGAACTTGAACAGATACTATTCCGTGACATCTGGAGCAGACCAATACCAATCATCGCCACATCCGGCACAATGTCAGTCCGGGGTGATTTTACCCATTTTAAGAGAATGACAGGGCTTTCCTTTGCAGCTTCGTCCAGGATTATAGAAACCAGCAAGCCTTCGCCTTTTGATTTTCAGAGTAATGGTCTGCTCTATATACCGGAGCGTATGCCGTTTCCGAATATCCGAGATGACAGATACATACAGGCGGTCATGGAAGAAATATTGAAGATTGTGTCTGCTACTCATGGGCATACCCTGATTCTGTTTACATCTTATTGGCTTATGGAGAGAGTGTTCTATGGTTTGAAGGAGCAGCTTTCTGATTATCCGCTGTTTCTCATGGGCAGAGGCAGACTGGATGTGATAAGCAGCTTCCGAAGGAGCGGAAACGGAGTACTGTTTGCCAGCGACAGTGCCGGAGAGGGGATTGACCTTGCCGGGGATATACTTTCCAGCCTGATTGTGGTAAAACTGCCTTTCCCTGTGCCGGATCCGGTCATGGAATATCAAAGAAATCAGTATGAGGACTTTGATACATATCGCAGGGATATCATTATTCCGGAGATGCTGATTAAGTTAAGACAATGGTTCGGGCGTGGCATCCGCCGGGAAAAGGACACGGCGGTTTTTTCTATCTTAGACAGCAGGGCATCTCTGCGTGGACGGTACAGGGCAGAAATACTGAATACGCTGCCGACCATGCCGGTCACAGACAGACTGATGGATGTGGCAGACTTTATTATAAGGAAGAAAGCAGACAGTTATTTTGAGGACAAAGAGCGAGAGGAAGAATGTGTGAGAGCAATGGAAGAAATGGCCGGAAAGTAATGCTATGGAATAGGACAATCCGGCAAAAGAATAGATTTAGATAGCAGCAGAATTTATGCTGCATGGGAAAGGAGAGAAGCCTTGGAACTGACAAAGGAAAGACTAGAAGAAATGGCTGCCGTGGATGTAAGGACGGTAAACATTTCAACTCTGACCGATTTAAGGGACATAGAGATTGATACATCCCTGCCTGTGGAGAAGAAACTGGATGCGTTTGCAAGGCAGACGAAGAATGTCTATGTCAATCGGATTGGTGATTATGTTGTTAAGGTCAGGTTCCAAAAAGATGGAGCCAGCATAGACGATAAAATGGCGGAATACCTGCAAAGGCTATCAGAGATTCATATTTGAGATTGAAAAATCCGTTTATCTATGCTAACCTAATATCAGGACAAATCAGCGTAACTCCTGATTTTATGGAAAGGAAAAGCCACTGGCTTCCCCCTAACAAAAAAGTCAGGAGTGATCATGTGAAAGAGCAAATTAAATTTTTTGTTGCCATGTATCTGCGCCTTTCCAGAGATGATAATGTGAAAGAGGAGCATGGCAATGCGATTCATCGCATATCTAAAGCCGAAAGCAACAGCATAGGAAGTCAGAGGGAGTTGATCCGTTCCTTTTTAAATGAACAGGAGGACATGGAACTCTATGACATCTATGTGGATGATGGCTTTTCCGGCAGTAATTTCGACAGACCAGAAGTTAAGAGGATGATGAGGGATATTGAAGCGGGCAGGGTAAACTGCGTGGTTGTGAAGGACCTGTCCCGTTTTGGACGTGATTATATTGAGACAGGGAGGTATCTGGAAAAGATATTCCCGGCTCTTGGTGTGCGTTTCATCGCCTTAACCGACCATTACGACAGTATATCGGCAGACACCGGAGAACGACAGATTGTACTTCCGGTCAAGAATTTTATCAATGATTCCTATTGCCGGGATATTTCCACTAAGGTAAAAAGCCAGCTTGCAGTGAAGAGAAAAGCCGGGGAATATTTATCCCCCTTTGCGGTATATGGCTACCGCAAGTCTTTAGAGGATAAGAACAAGTTGGTGGTGGATGATTATGCGGCAGAGATTGTCCGCAGGATATTCCGGTGGAAAATTGAGGGAATGGCGGTGTCTGCCATTGCGAAGAAGCTAAATGAGCTGCATGTTCTTTCCCCAAAGGAATATAAAAAGTCTACGGGGCTTAACTACCGGGGCGGATTTACCGGCGGCTCCGATTCACAGTGGAGCAGTTCATCAGTAAAGCGTATTTTAACCAATGAAGTCTACTTGGGGCATTTGCTGCAGGGTAAGACAGAGAAAGTCAATTATAAGGTCAAAAAGAGTATTGAGAAACCAAAGGAAGAATGGGTACGGGTGGAAAATACCCATGAGCCTATTATTTCAGACAGTGATTTTGAAGCAGTACAGAATCTGCTCCGGGCAGACGGGCGGGTAAGCCCGGGAAGCAAAGAGATAAGCCCATTCATGGGACTGCTGTTCTGTGGGGACTGCGGCGAACAGATGGTACGGCGCAGAGTCCGGTATAAGGAATCCAATAAGATATATTATATCTGTTCCACAAAAAACCGGGGTGAGGGATGCAGCCGCCACAGTATGGAAGAAAATACATTAAAGGAACTAGTGGGCATTGCTGTTCGCAGATATGCCAATGATTTCCTAATGCAGAAAAAACTTTTTGAACAGGCGAAAGAAAAAGAAACAAATCTGGAAGCAGTTGTAGGATGCCAGAAGGAGCTTGCACGGCTGAAACAGGAGCAGGATAAGTATTACGGTTTTTGTGCAGGACTTTACGACGACCTGCGGCAGAATGTCGTAACAAAGGAAGAATTTGAGCGTCTGTACGAAGAATTTCAAAGAAAAGCGGAAGAACTGGGGAAAGCACAGGAACAGCAGCAGGACCTGATACGGCGAATGCTTCAGAACGGTGTAATCAGTGCGGCAAGGTTGGCGAAATTTCAGGATTCTTTGAAACTTGCTGAAATTGACCGGCATACTTTAACGAGTCTGGTAAAGCGTATTTATGTGTACGAGGATAAAAGGCTTGAGATAGAGTTTTATTTTCAGGATGAGTACCGAGTCATGCAGGAATATGCCGCTGCACTTTCCATGCAGGAAAGCGGCGGAGGAAGGAGTGCATGAGTATGGGAAGAACATCCAAGAGACAGTCAGCGGGAAGAGACAGGGAAACATTGACGAGTACTGTTATGGCACAAAAGAGCAGGCATTATAAGGCTGGTATTTATGCCAGACTTTCCGCAGATATAGATAAAAACGTTAGCGAGCAAACTTCAAAGAATGAGTCGGCAGAGGTACAGATAGAGATTGCCAGGAAATTCATTGAGGAATGGAACGGAAAGCATACGGATAAAATTGAAGTGTCAGACTGTTATATCGACTTGGGAAAAACGGGAACCAACTTTAACCGGGATGCGTTCCAGCGTCTGATGCAGGATGTCCGTATGGGAGAGATTAACTGCATAATCGTAAAGGATTTGTCACGTTTTGGCAGAAATTATTTGGAAGCCGGAAATTATATTGAGAAGATATTCCCGTTCCTTGGTGTGCGTTTCATAGCCGTGGCGGATGGTTTTGATACCGGAGCAGCCGGAAATGAGACGAAACAGATGTCAACCGCTATGGCGGCAGAAATTAAAAATCTGGTAAACGATATGTATGCCAAGGATTTTTCCGTAAAAGCGAAAGCTTCTCTGGCACAGAGAAGAAAGGAAGGCTCCTATGTGGGCGGTCCTGCACCTTATGGATATAAAGCAGCTTGGGAGGGTAAGGTACGAAAACTAGTACCGGATGAAAATTCCGCAGAGATTGTCAGATATATTTATGATAAATTTATCGAGACAGAAAGCTATAAGGCAGTTTCTGATGAGCTGAACATCCGTAAAATCAATCCACCCGCAGTTTATCACAAGACAGGAGAAGTCTACTGCCCGCCGGATGCGGCTTATAAGGGATGGGATAAAGGCAGTGTGGAACGCATTATTAAGAGTGACACCTATTCAGGCAGACTGGTACAGGGAAAAACCGGCATTACTGCAAGAGATGAAAGTAACCGTATTCATAAGCCGGAGGATGACTGGGTGGTAAAGGAAGAAGCACATGAGCCGCTGATACAAGCGGAAATCGTGAAAGAGGCAGCCAGAGTAAGAAAGAAACTGCGGGAACAGACAAAGAGCCATGGACATCCTACGAAAGGCTGTCCTATTGGGGAAAATGTATTTGATAAGGTGCTGTATTGCGGAGTGTGTGGACGGAAAATGACAAGGCACAGCTATGTGAAACACTATGTAGACGGCAGCAGGATGCGAATGGAGGGCTATTTTTGTTTAAACGGCGGGGCAACCAAGACAGACAGCTGTCCGTCCTCTAACCGTATCACAAAAAATGAACTGACAGATATTCTTTTTTCACTGTTTGAAAAGGAATTTGATGTCGGACTGAAAAAACAGAGAGTGTATTTAGATACTGCAAGAGAAATCATCCGGCATAAAAAGCAGGAGTTAGAGCAGAGCCTTCGGTCCGTGACCGGCACAAAGCTTCGGCTTGCAGAGGAAGAAAGCGGGAAGTATATGGCATACCGCATGGGTAATCTTTCACAGAAAGACTATGTGGAGTATAAGATGTGCAAAGAAAACAGGCTGCGAGACTTAGAGAAGCAGGAGAGCAGCCTCAGGGAACAGGAAGTGAGCCTTGAGCGTGACGGAGAAACCTATCTGAAAGCAGTGCGGGCATTGATAAAACTAAAGAATGAGCAGGTGCTTACCAAAGAGCTTATCGAAACTCTGATTGATAAAATCTATGTGTATCCGGGAAAAAGAGTGGAAGTTTTATTTATATACAGTGATGCGCTGGTGGAAGGGCGGGTGGCAAAATGACAGAAAACAGGAAGATTGCCATTTATCTTCGTCTTTCTATAGAGGATGATGCCCCAGAAGGTAAGACTTCCGCGGAGCAGTGGGAAAGTAACAGCATTTCTAATCAGCGGAAGATGCTTTTAGATTACATAACCAATGACGCTGAATTAAGGGAACTGGAAATTGCAGAGTTTTGTGATGACGGATTCTCTGGTACGAGCATGAACAGACCGGGGATGCAGGAATTGTTAAAACAGGTAAAACAGAGTAAAATCAGTTGTATCTTAGTAAAGGATATGTCCCGGTTTGCAAGGGATTACATAGAACTGGGAGATTATCTCAATCAGATTTTCCCTTTTATGGGAGTGCGGTTCATTGCTGTAAATGATCATTATGACAGCAGGGAGCATGAAGGCAATACGGCTCCGATAGATACCGCTTTTCAGACGCTTCTCTATGACCTTTACAGCAAGGATATATCAGTCAAAGTAAAAACTTCATTTCAAAATAAATGTGCAAATGGGGAATATGTATTCGGACAGGTCCCTTTTGGTTACGCTAAGAGTGAGACTGAAAAAAATGTAGTGGTTGTCAATGAAAAGGAGGCAAAAATTGTTCGTCATATCTTTTCACTGGCAGAAAAGGGAATGAGCAGTACACAGATAGCAAAGGAGCTGATTGCGGAACAGACGCCGACCATTACACAGATGCGTTATCCTGCGAGGGAAAAAGCAAGAGAAAACCAGAAATGGAGTGGCAGGGCAGTAAGAGGAATCCTCAATAACCGGTTTTATCTTGGGGAGATGGCTTACGGAAAGACAATCCGCAAGTGCGTAGGAAGCAAAACAGGGATTGCGGTCCCAAAAGAGGAGTGGAAAGTAATTCCGAATCATCACGTACCGCTAATAACACCGGAGGTATTTGCCCTTGTGTCTGATTTTCGACTAGAGCAGTCCACGAAAAGAAAACGACCAAAGCATCCGCTTACGGGGAAAATATATTGCGGCGGATGTGGATATGCTATCAATTTTAAACCGCAGAGCAGTAATGGAAAGATGCCAAATCATTTCTGGTGCAGGAAACATTCCCTGTTGCAGATACCGGACTGCTGTACTTATTTCAGAGCGGACATTTTGGAAGAGATTGTGTTGACGGAGCTGTATCGGGAACTGATGCGCCGTGGAGATTTAATAAAACAACGTGAGAGCCTTGAAAAATTCCAGAAAGAGGAACTGGGCAGACTGAATAAAGAGCTGGGAAATTACCGGACACAGTATAGGGGCTTGCAGGCAGAGAGAGATACATTGTATGAAAACTATGCCATAAAGCGGATAGATGCCGGAGAATACCGCAGCAGGGCGGACGGAATCACTTCACAGATGAGGGAACTGTCATGTAAAATAGAAGAAACAGAGCAGGCGTTTAGCAGGCTTACGGAGGAATACCATCGACCGAAACAGGATATGAAAGAGATTATTCGGTTTTCACAGATGGAAAAGTTGACACAGGAAGCGGTGGATGTATTTATTAAAAAGGTGACGATTTACAGGGATAAGAGAGTGGAAATTGAATGGAATTATGCTTTTGGGGAGGAGTAAACCTCCCTAAAAGCAACTTGACACTAACTTACCATCCATTCACTCTGACTTGACACTAACTTACCATAACCCTTACGGAGTTATACGGCTTTATGGGATTTTGGTTCAAAAAAGTTTGTGACATTAACTTGACATAAGAGGG